GTGTTCTGACCAACAATCCGACCGCTCTTGAGCTTGAGCATGGTCGGAGCATTGTTGATATGCGCTGAGTCTAGAAGAGCTCTAAGAGCGCCCGTAAGAGCCGCGCTGAGACCGCCGATGAGGTGAGGTAAACCAATAGCGTAAGCACCCCGCCATGGGATAAACTTCCACTCGACGATCCAGTCCAGCTTTTCAAAACGATCATCACCATTTGCCCAGTTACGGTAAATAGCAAGAACTTCCTCAGTATCTTCATCAATTGTGATGATATATGGAGCATAATCGCCATTTGTCAGCTCGTCCGATTCTGTCTCAAGCCAGCAGTATATCTCCAGAATTGCGCGGAGTCCGTCCTCATTGTACCCGTCTTCTTCGCGGCCTTCGATTTTATCGTTCGCTCTGGTCGCGGCAGATTCCTCAGGCGCTTGGTTTGTATCGGTGATGAAGACGTCACGGTACAGACCTGAACGGACTCGGCGGTTGAACTCCATCCGGGTGATGGTTTGCCGGTGAGTGACGCGAGGACTAGTATAGAAATTCGTTGCGCTATACGGGAGGAAGATTTCATCCACAGGTACGAATTCATTACAAATTCTCCGCTTACGGTCATCACGCCAGAATTTCTGGTACTGAGAGCCACCCATTGGCAACTGCGTCAGTAGCTGCTCAAGCTCGGCACGGTACTCTTGAATTTGTGTAGTCAGCTGCCAATTCATGTAGCGTGACTTACGGTTCGCCTTCTCCAGCTTCTTAGGCGTTGTATCGCCAACTACCCAAGGTTTTACCGGACCCGACGCCGGGAAGAGGCAACAATGCAGCTCAAGAGCCAAGAGGTACAAGCTCAGCAGCAACTGGATGGCGCTATGATGCAGCTGAAACAAACGCAAGCGCAGTTTGAACAACAGATGGCTGCTCGTAATGCACAGTTTGACCAGATGATGGCTCAAGCAGAAGCTCAAGCAGAAGAGCGAGTTCATCAACTGAAAGCTCAAGTTGAACTGATGGCCAATGAGCAAAACAATCATCAAAAGCAAATGACAGAGTTGTTGAAGAACCGCGATGACAATGAGACAAAGATCGCTATCGAGCAGATGTCACAGCAGTTGAACGCACTCTCGACACAGGCGCCGCAAGAGCAGATTGACATTACGCCGCAGCTACAGGCTTTGAATCAAACTTTGTCACAGCTTGGCAAGGACCAGACAAGCAACGCCCTTGGTGAAGTCATGAACGGTCTCCGTGCTACGATCGAAACGTTGAACAAACCCAAGACTATCATTCGTGATGCTCAAGGTAAAGCTCAAGGAATCAAGTAATGCCGAGCAAACGACTTGAAGACTTAGAGCCTATTGTACGCAAGAAGGCTGAACAGTTTGTCAAAGCCTGTGCGGAACAAGACTTGGATATTTTGATCTATTGCACGTATCGTTCCAAGGAGGAACAAGATGAGCTCTACGCCCAAGGCCGCACTAAACCCGGTCGAATTAACACTAATGCTCGTGGCGGTGAGTCTTTCCATAACTTTCGCTGTGCATTCGACTTTGTTCCGATGCTTGGTGGCAAGCCTCAATGGGACAGCAAAGCGCTCTACCTTAAGGCCGGGATCATCGCAGAATCTGTTGGTCTTGAGTGGTCAGGTAGATGGACAGGTAAATTACGTGAAACTGCGCATTGCCAATTTACCAACGGACTAACACTTCGCGACCTTCAACTTGGTAAGAAAGTCTCATAACATGCCGGAAAAGACCTTCATGGAGTACCTGAGCATGCTTCCAGAACCAGTCAGAGCAGCCCTATTAGCATCTTTCATATCAATACTGCGCATCCTTTACGACGGCAAAGAGCCCCGTTGGGCGCGCCGATTTCTCGAAGCATCACTTTGCGGCGCCATATCGCTCGGTGTAGCGAATCTCGTAGTGGCACTCGGTATGTCTTCAGGGTGGTCAGTATTTCTCGGTGGTGCGATCGGATTGTTTGGTGCAGACCAAGTCCGTGAGTGGGGACGTCGTTTAGCAGAATCTAGAGTTCGTTAATTTAAAGGAAACAATCATGGGCGTTCGTACACTACTGACCTCGGTTCGCCGGGACGTGAATGCGCAAGCATACGAGATTTGGGAAGAAGAAGACGGCACTGTCAAGCAGTACATCAATGACACGGAGGTTAGTGGTGGCGGGCAGTATACGAAGTATCTCGGGCAAGTAGCCACACGCTCAGAAGTCTGCAACATAACCAACCTGACCAAGAATGAGTTGATGTCGTTCTCGACGCATGTAGCGCGTGACAACATCACGCAGCTCAAGATTGCAGTGCCGAATTGGTATGTGGCCGCGCTATCTGCACCATCCAATTTCACCGAGGCCAATCTCGGCACGGCGATGACCATAACGGCATCCGTTGAGTATCCGATTGGCACGACCCCGACGCAGATCACATGGGGCGGATCGGCTACTGGAAGCATTGCAGCCGGTGTCACTGGCCTGAGTGATTTCGTAAGCAAGGTAATTCCGAACGGTGCGACCTTCGCCATCCGCATCTGGTATCACAATGATTCCGGCGTGCATTACTGCGGCGGTACTTCTAACGGTGGCGGTCATGGTGGATTGCTGGACAAATTTGCATACGGAACTACGACCGCCGACCTGACTATGACCGCGCTTACGACTGGTATGAGTACGGTAGTTAATGGGGTTCGTTTCTCGCCCATCTGGGCAATCTGAATAGACGCTTGAATTTCTGGCGGAAGCTTGGGCTTAGGCATGCGAGACTGAAGCTGCTTCTGCATACCAACAATCTTGTCCATTAACTGGGCAAGTTGGGCAGAGGTCTTCATACCTGCGGCGTGTGTAGCTGCAGCAATGATCGTGTCTTCGTCGGCACCATACATCTCGGTAGACCCGAGACGCATTGCTTCTTCCTTGGTGATCTGTGTCACATACATCTGGATGTGCTCACCGACATGCGTAAGCAGGCCCATCAGAGCTTGCGGCGGTAAGAGTGGGTTCACCAGTTGAACAGGCGCTTCGATGAACGCCATGTGACCCTGAATGTGGGCCAAGTGGTTCTGTTCTTCCGATGCCTTGGCTGGAGTGCCTTGAAGAGACTTGGCGTTCTCAGTTAGGACATCTGCTGTTATCGGTTCTTTCGGGGCGGGCAGCAACTCGTCAATATTCTCGATACGCATCTGTTTGAGCATACGTCTACGAACATTGACTTGGTTCCAAGGAATCTTTGGATTCTGCGCGTCCATCTGCGACATTTGCATGATGGCTTGGTTTTGCGCAAATCGCTGAGCCTCGGAGAAGATGGTTGGGTCAGAAACCGGGACGACGTCCATTGTACCTTGGAAGTCTTCCTTCGTGATTGGAATCTCACCGAGTTCCTCGGGTTCTTGGCCTTCTTCAAGGAATTCACTGTCAAGACGGTGAATAATTGACAGTGCTTTCTTCTGGGATTCATGGAGGCGGGCGTGAATAGCAGAGTAAGTAGCAGAACCTTGCTCAATGATGGATTGAGTTGTGCCAACCGGCGTACGATCACCGACTTGGTCCATCTTATCTTCAGCAGTGGCGATGACACCTTTGGCAAGAGCATAGAGCTTATCCATCAACCCTGCGAGAACTGGAGACGGCTGGTTGAACGGCATTGGCATCGCCATCTTGCGAATGTCGTCAATACCTGCCGGACCCTCAATGTCACAAACCTGTGTTACATTGACTTGTGTGTTCTGACCAACAATCCGACCGCTCTTGAGCTTGAGCATGGTCGGAGCATTGTTGATATGCGCTGAGTCTAGAAGAGCTCTAAGAGCGCCCGTAAGAGCCGCGCTGAGACCGCCGATGA